CAGATATTCGCAAGCAGACAATCAACAATAAGATTAATGAGATTAAAAAACTAACCGCCAACGGTGAACAATGGATTATTTGGTGTGGGTTGGATATTGAAAGTAAATCAGCAAGAGAAAATATAGATGATTCCGTTGAAGTAAAAGGTGCTGACTCGCCAGAATTTAAGGCTCAGATGTTTGAAGATTTTCAGGACGGCAAAATTAGAATATTAATAACCAAACCAAAGATTGGAGGTTTTGGGATGAACTTTCAAAATTGCCATAATATTATTTTCTATGGGTTAAATGATTCATGGGAGAGTTTTTATCAGTCTATTCGCAGGTGTTATCGGTTTGGTCAGGATGAACAAGTAAATGTTTATATTATCATTTCCGACATAGAAACTGCAATATATGAGAATGTAAAGAAAAAAGCAGAAATGGCAGAACGCATGATGGTTGGATTAATTAATGAAGTAAAAATATATGAAATGGAAGAACTCGGCAAGAATGTAAAGGCAATCAATACTGACTTTAACACTAGTGAATTTAAGTCAGAAAAATTTGAAGCATATCTAAATGACAGTTGCGAGAAGTTGAAAGACATTAAAGACAACTCGATTCATCTTTCGGTTTACTCGCCTCCTTTTGCTGACTTATATACTTATTCGGCTACTAATAGGGATCTTGGTAATAGCAAGGATTGGCATGAGTTTTTTACTCATTATACTTTCATAATTAAAGAACTTTTAAGGGTTACGAAACCAGGTAGAATAAGTTGTGTCCATACTTCTGATATTCCTGCAATGCAGATGAAAGACGGGTATATTGGAATGAGAGATTTTCCGGGGGCTGTTATCGAGGCTCATCTAAAAGAGGGTTGGACGTTTTATGGTCGGGCAATAGTAACAAAGAATCCACAATCTCAGGCAATCCGAACAAAGGCAAAGGGGCTTTTGTTTACTCAATTAAGAAAAGATTCATTGGACTGCAGACCTGCTATTCTTGATCATATATTGATTTTTAAAAAGCCGGGCAAGCAGGAAGAAACTGTTAACCCTGTAGATAACGGAGAAATGGATAATGAGGTTTGGATTGATTGGGCTGGTGGTATATGGACGGGAATCCGTGAATCAGATACGCTTCAATACACAACTGCCAGAGATAAAGATGACGAAAAACATATTTGTCCACTTCAACTTGGCACAATAGAACGATGTATAAAACTTTATACAAACCCCGGCGAAACTGTATTAACTCCATTTGGAGGTATCGGATCAGAAGGATATGAGGCTGTAAGATTAGGAAGAAAGGCTATCCTTATTGAATTAAAGGAATCTTACTATCGGATATTGTTGCAGAACATGAAGCGAATAGAATCAAAATCTATTCAGCCTAATTTGTTTACAATGATTGAAACAGATCCAGAAACTCCGTCTATTGGCAATGGGTATGATTGCGAGATTGACGGTGAAGTAGGACATTTAAGAGATTAAAACTTAAAAATCAAACGTATGGAAACACAAAACAAGCGAATCGAAAAGTACCTGTTATCCGGAAGGACGTTAACGCCCCTGGATGCTTTGTATGAGTTTAACTGTTTCCGGCTGTCGGCCCGTATCTGGGACTTACGCCAGAGGGGGATAGATATTGAGAGCCGGACAAAGAAGATAACCAGCGATGGGAAACAGAAGGTAGTTGTTGAATATAAACTGAAGAACTGATATGGAAACACTTGAACTTGAATTACAACAGGCTCAACTTGATATTGAGGCAATGTTGATAATGGGTGCAACGCCCGCAGAGGTGGCATTGAAAATGCGAAGAATGGCATCAACTACTTATGAGGGTGCAGATAAGCCCAAAACGCTTAAAAAAGCTGTTTGTGATGAATTTAAAATTTCAGAGAATTTGCTCTTTGTTAAAACCAGGAAGCGGGAAATTTCTAATGCTCGTCAGGTGTATGCTTATGTGCTTGTAAAAGCAAGGGGAATGAGCGACAAAGAAGTTGGCAGAATATGTGGACTTGACAGAACTACTGTAATATATTGCGTCAAGACTGTTGAGGGGTTTTGCGAGACAGAAAAAAAATATCGTGAACTTATTCCGAGGCTTATAAAGGATGTTGAACTTGGATTTCTGGAGGTTTGAGCCATGAAATCCAAGACCAGAGAGGAAAAGCTGAAGTATCACCGTGCAACACCTGACAAAATGAATATAGGCGATTACGGAGAGGTCAGTTTTACGCTGCGCAAGAAAAGAAAAGTTCCTATTGATGGGGATTGGTGGATAACTACCGGATTCATACTTCGGGGTGAGATTGCAGATATAGACAGTAACAACGTCTTAATAATCGACAACGACGGCATGATATATATTCCACGTAAGAAAGACATACGTTCCTTTGAACCGAAAGAGCGTAATGAAAGACAACAAATCAAAGCAGATAGCCATCCTTGAACGGATACTATCTTACGCAGAGTTCAAAAAGAAACACCTGCCAGAGTTAAGGGTTTACGCTGACAAACTTAAAAAACTGAAAGATGAAAATTAAATGTCCCATCTGCGGAAACACCGAAGTCTACCGCATCAGCCGGTTAGTTATCCCTGAACCGGAAGGACGAGAAACAGTTTATGTCGACTACTCGCTGGCCCACAGCGAGGAGCCGGGAATGTATGAATGCGTCGACGGGCATCAGTTTAAAATAGAAATGGAATATGAACAAAGTAGATAAGGCAATAGAAACAATTCAGAAAGCGGAATCCCTTGCTTTGAAGTATCAGGACTATGGTTTTCATCTCGCATTTTCAGGAGGAAAGGACAGTCAGGTTATATATGAACTCTGCAAGATGGCGAAGGTTAAATTTAAGGCAGTGATGCAGGTTACAACTCTTGATCATCCTGAGCTTATGAGATTCATAAGAAAGAACTATCCTGATGTGATACTGGAGCGTCCAGAGATGAACTTCTACAAGCTGATAGTAAAACAACAAGCGTTACCTACAGCATTCGCAAGGTTCTGTTGTAAATATCTGAAAGAGCAATCGGGAGCAGGGACAGTTACAATGCTTGGAATAAGGAAAGCAGAAAGCAGCAAAAGAGCAAAGAGAAATGAATTGGAAATATCAGGACATAAATATTCAAACTCCCTTGACCAATTCAACATTGATAACAAGAATCAGATTCTTTGCATAAACGGGAAAGATAAGATATTACTATCCCCTATAATTGATTGGACTCATGCTGATGTGTGGAGGTTTATCAGAGAAAGGGGATTAGAATACTGTAATCTTTATGACCGAGGTTATCACAGGATAGGATGTATGTTTTGCCCTATGTCATCTGTCAGAATAAAGAACCTTGATAGAAAAAACTATCCGGGAGTTGAAAGAGAGATAAAGAAGTCGATTAAGATACTTGCAGACAGGGGAAAATATGCAAGATTAGGATGCGATGTTGACGAAATATTTGATTGGTGGCTATCAAAGAAAAGCATTGAAGAATATTTGGCGAACAAGAAACAATACAAATTAGCAATATGAATAAAGTTTATTTAGCAGGTGGTTTCTCCGATTGGAGACAAAAGGTAATGCAATTACCTAACTTTGAATTTTTCGACCCTAAAAGCAAACCAGACAAGCATTGGAGCGAATACGGGACATGGGATGTTCATTACATTAAACAATGTGATATTCTGTTTGCTTACATGGACAAAAACAACCCGTCTGGTTACGGATTAGCTGCTGAAATGGGATATGCCAAAGCATTAAACAAAACAGTCATTTTTGTTCTGGAACCCGGACACGAAAATGATAGATACTTTCAGTTCCTTAAACAATTTGCAGATGTTGTCTTTGAAAGCTTAGACGAAGGAATTGAATATTTGAAAACTTTTTAAAATTTGTTGATAAAAATAGATATATATAGAACTATTGTTAATCAATTATGAGTATCTTAGTAGTGGTTTTTTGTGGGTTGGGTTAGTGCAGGGGCGGGTGAGAGTCCCGCCCTTTTTGAAAGTTCTTTGAAATCAAAATATTGTTTGTGTGAGGTGGCGGAAATAGACGCTAAGGGGTTGAGATTGTCAGTTCTGACTACGGGACTATTCCGGGTAAAGCTGAGACGCAATGGAATGCCGGAATTATCAGCGCAATGACACCCTGTGGTCGTTAAGTCAGGTAGGATTGACGACGTAACTGGCGGCCTGAGATTAATTGGTGTGCGAGCCATCAGGCAGGAAAGCCACAAAACGACAATTGTGCAGGTAAAATCCTGCCCTTACACAAACATTCTTATTTGAGGCTAAAAGGTTAATCGTTCCTCCGCAGGGGTAAGCTCCTAATTGCGAATAATCATGGGAAGGGTTTCGACACTGTGCCGGCTTATTGTGTACAAGGACTCATGGAAAGCGGAATAGCCTCAAAACATAACGGGCGCATGGTTAAGCGAGGCAAGAGGCGAAAGCGAGTTGTCCAAACACCTAAACGTCCGTTAAACTGCGAGGTAGTGAAGTGGCATAACGCTGGTCTCATAAGCCAGAGTCCTCAGTTCGATTCTGAGCCTACGCAACAAATAAAACATTATGGCAAAGGCAGTAAATATTGATAAAGTGATAGGTGGCCGAAAGCGTACCCGCGAGGGTACGAATACGAGGCAGTAAAATATTGATAAAGTGATAGTAAGTATTTATTGAACTCTCCAAAACAATAAAATTAATCAGAAATGGAAAAGACGGAAACACCGGTTGTTATGTTGAAGGTGGGAGAACTGGGAGAAATGGTAAAAGGATGGGTGCGGGAAGCGGTGAAAACGGGGGAACAGGAACCCCGGGCTAATCTGCCTAAGTTCCTGACACGGGCTGAAGTTGCGAAGATGTTGAACCTGTCGTTAATGACTGTTGATAAATATGCAAGGAACGGGGTTATCAAGTCCCGGAGGGTGGGCAATCGTGTTCTATTTTCTGAATCGGATATTTACGAAAGCATGGACATATTACCAGCGAAACGGAACGGGAAGAACTGAGTAATGAAGTGGTTGAAGGATAAAGCGGGGGAGATGTGAGCAACAATGAAAGCATTAATTATCAATTTCAACAGGTTAACGCTCACGATAAATACGGCTGATTGGTGTGCCGGGCACGGGCTTGAACCTATTATAATTGACAATGCTTCTGATTACATTCCGCTTCTTGACTATTACAACTACACTCCTTATCGGGTTATTCGCCTCAAAAAGAACTACGGGCATAAAGTATTATGGGATTACCCTTTACTGAAAGAACTTGGTATTAAAGAGAGATTCATTTATACAGATCCCGACCTTGATTATACTGGTATCCCAGATGATTTCCTGAAAATTCTTAACGAAGGACTTGACAAGTACCCTGTTAGCAAGTGCGGTTTCTCATTAGAGATTAACGACCTTCCGAATGATGAAGAGGGCAATTTCATCCGCAACGTGCCTGAGGCTCCTTACTGGAAGAAACCATTGGATGATCTTTATTTTGAGGCTGACACCGATACCACCTTTGCATTGTACCGCTATCCATTAAAAGAGTTTGGTTATTCAGCAGTAAGGACAAATAGGCCTTATACCTGTCGTCACGTCCCGTGGTACTATCGGGACTACTCAGCACTCCCGGAAGATGAAAGGTATTATTACCAGACGGCCCAAACAGAGGTTTCTTCAGCAATAAAACGACTAAGGAAATGCGGACTGCTATAGTGCTTACATATTTTGAGCGGAAGGCTCAACTTCAGAAAACGATTGAATCTTTCCGGCAGTATAAAGGAAAGGACATAGTTATTGTCGTTGTTGATGACGGATCTATAAAAGAGCCGGCCAGTGAGTTGCTTCTTGAAAGTGGTATATTCCCTGCAAATGTTTTATGTGTAAAAAATAAGTCATGGGTTAATTCATCGGTCCCTTATAATATGGGTTTGGAGGTTGCCCTTGAATATAAACCAGATATTGTTTTAATTCAGAATGCAGAATGCTATCACGGAGGAGATATAATAGGCCATGCCGAGAAAAACCTCACCGAAAAAAACTATATTAGCTACGGATGTTATTCCCTTCCGAAGGATAGCGAGATACCGCCGATGACTATGTGGCCTGTGGGGGCTACTTTTGACGGTGAGGGGGCATGGTATAACCATCCGATATATCGGGCCGTTGGTTATCATTTTTGTTCAGCTATCACACCGGCTAATTTGAAAAAGGTTAACGGCTTTGATGAACGGCTGAAAGACGGCATAGCTTATGAGGATAATGTTTTTCTTCACCACGTCCGAAACCTGGGCTTGAAAGTTGAGATTACAGAAGACCCGTATGTGTTTCACCAATTCCATTACGAAGAAAAGAACCGAGATCCGGAACTGATACGTAAGAATGCAAAGCTGTGGAATTACATCCGCACTTTAAACGAAAAGAGGGCTGTTCATAAAATAACACCTGACTTATGACGACAAGGTTTATGATATGGGTAACATCTGACTGTTCACTTAACTGTCGATGGTGTTCACAACGATTTACCCGGCAAAAGCATGAAGGCTATCAGATGTCAATGGACGAAATAGAATATATAGTCAATAATTGTCAGCGCAGGGGATTATATTTTGATGTCATTGAAATAACAGGCGGCGAACCGTCGTTATGGGAGAATCTTGAATATGGTGTGAGGCGATTTGGATATATTTGTGATACCGTAACCCTTGTAACAAATGGTAATAATCCCGAAAGGATAAAGGCACTTGGGCTTAAAGAGTGGGTTGTATCGGCATCACAGGCGACACCAGAGCAGTTGGAGGCATGCAAAGGTACTCCGGCAATTTATAATACCCATGCTCACCGCAAGCCCCCCGAAGAACCATTTGATAATGTTCTCCCGGCTGATTGTTGTGTGGCATTAACTCCAAACGGTGTATGCCCTCAGAACCTTGTTATGTATCTGAAAAATAAAGTTTATTATTGCTGTAATGCATTTGCCCTGTCGGAGTTTGCCGGCGAAGAAGGTATAGTTTGCTCATTCGAGGATGACTTTATGCTCTTATTCTCGGATAAGACCTACGATAAAGAAATATGCCGTTACTGTATTTGTAATCATAACGTCTGGAACCGGCTATGATACCTAAGAAATGTCACCTGTATTGGGATGGCTCCCCGATGGCCTGGTTAAATCTTTTAACCGTTGAGTCATTCCATAAGTATAACCCGGATTGGAAGATTACCGTTTATCTTACTAAGCAGTCGCCTTCAGAAATGGGGAGAAATACTTTTATGCCTGATTACACCGGCCCTGACTATCTTGACCGGCTTGTTTCATACAGGTATGTAGACATTAAGATAATTGACATTGAAGATTACGACGTTCCGATAGAGGCTCATGCCTGCCAGGGTTCTGATAACTTCCGCAGGGCTATTTTATTCAAAGAAGGGGGTGTTTATTCGGACTTTGATACTATCTGGTTAAAACCAATTTCAGATATTGAGAAAGTTGAATGTATTGGAAACCCGAAGGACTTTGAGTGTACGGTATCGTTTTACAAGATGACTTATGACTTTCATAACGTTTCAAATTTGATAGCAGAAAAGAACAGCCGGTTTATTAAATCACTCATTGACTTTTCAAAATTGATAACCCCGGCTGAGATAAGAGCCAATCATCAGGCTTTGGGATCTACGATGCTTAACAGGCTTTATCCGTCACTGGCAACCATAATTCAGAGGTTTCCCCGTGTGTTGGCTATTCCTTATGATACGTTTTACCCTTATTCGACTTATCATCTTGAGACTCTATTCCAGCATAATAATCTTTCATTTTTGACAGAAAACACCCTTTGCGTTCACTGGTTCAATGGTAATAAATTAGCAAAGGACTATATCAATAGGGAAGATTACAAACGTAAGTGTTCTATGACAACAATACTTGGCAGGGAGGGTTATTTATGAGAACCCTTCAAATCATCTGTGTTGCTTATCAGCGTCCGAAAGAAATCAAACTACTGATCTCTTCTTTCATTGTTCAGACTAATCCTAACTGGCAACTGTATATCATCCATGACGGCCCGACTCCAAAAGAAATCACAGATATTGTAACAGAATTTCAGGATAAGCGTTTAATACTATGTGAGAGTAAGACAAGGAAGGGCAAGTGGGGGCATCCGAACAGAAAAATGATGCTGGATAAAATACCTTGTGAGCCTGATGATCCTATCTTACTCACGAATGATGATAATTTTTATGTCAGGACGTTTGTTGACAAGATGCTGACAGGGATGACTAAGGCGGTAGGAATGTGTTACTGCGATATGCTGACTAACTATTGTGACTATGACGTGGTACACTGCGTCCCGAAAGTAAACCATATTGATATGGGAGCTTTTGTTGTCAGGGCTGACATAGCAAAAAGAGTAGGGTTCAACAGCTTCAAACTTGAGGCAGACGGTATATACTGCGAAGAAGTGGTTAAGTATTGCAAGGAGAATAGTTATAGGGTGCTGAAGATTGATAAGGTGCTTTTTATTCACAATTGATGGGTGCAAGGAAAGGAAATAAAAACGCTGAAGTCTGGTCTTTGAAAGAAGCTCAGGAGTTATTTGATAAGGCACTTGAATTATCAACTCAGGATGATTATGACTTCATCGGAGAGATAGCCCGTGATCTTGGCACATACAGAGAGTTGTTTGTCTACCTGACCGGCAAGTTTCCGGAATTAGAAGATCAATATAATCGCATATTGTCTAACCTTGAGGCTAATTGTTTTTCACACATTAAAAAGGGGAAGATCAAAGAGGCATCAGGGATAATGAATTTAAAGTCTAATTTCAAGTGGACGGACAGGCAGGATCACACAGTAAGCGGAGGTGTGGAGTTACATTTCCCTGAACAATTTAAGAACGCATGAAATATACCCAAAAGCAATTAGAGGCCGGTTTACTTCTCAGTGAGGGGCCTAAGTATTGTCTTTTGTACGGTGGCTCACGTTCCGGAAAGTCGTTTATCATCATTCATAATATCATTCTCCGGGCATTAAAGGAACCGGGATCAAGACACCTCATTGTCAGATTTGCATTCAACCACGCCAAGCAGTCACTATGGCATGATACCATTCCAAAGGTTATGCAGTTGTGTTTTAAGGGCGTACCGGCTGTATGGAATAAGTCAGATTGGTTTATTGAGTTTCAGAACGGATCTCAGATATGGCTCGGTGGATTAGATGACAAGGACCGGACAGAGAAGGTACTCGGAAATGAGTATTCGACAATATTCATCAATGAAGCATCACAGGTAAGCTATCAGTCATATTCCATATTACTAACCCGTTTGGCCCAAAAGACAAATCTTATCAATAGGATATTCCTTGACTGTAACCCTCCTTCAACTCAGCACTGGACATACAAGCTATTTATTCAGCACGTCAACCCCGACTCAAACGAGGCATTGGACGGGAAGTACTACTCTCACATGAGGATGAACCCGGATGACAACCTTGATAACTTACCGGAGGATTATATCGAGTCAGTACTTAACACCCTCTCCCACCGTCAGCAGAAAAGGTTCCGCTTTGGTGAGTTCCTTGATGATATCGAGGGGGCTTTGTGGACTTACGACATTATCGACAAGTACAGGGTGGCAGAGTTACCCTTAGATCAATATGGCAAGCCGGCATTAAAGACTATCGTCACAGCTATTGACCCGTCAGGTACTTCAACGCAGTCCTCAGATGAGGCAGGGATAGTGACGGCAGGGATAGGTTTTGACGGGCATTTTTACGTCCTTGATGACGTTTCAGGTATTATGTCACCTAACCAGTGGGCCACTTATGGGATAAGAAACCTGTATAAGTGGGAAGGTGACAGGATCGTGGCAGAGACTAACCAGGGATGGGATATGGTTAAAGCTGTTATTCATAACATAGACAAGACAGTGAGGGTAATTGATGTTGTGGCAAAGAAAAACAAGTTTGCAAGGGCTGAGCCTGTTGTCGGGTTATATGAACGGGGTCAGGTGCATCATGTGGGCCGGTTAGATAAGCTGGAGGATCAGATGACATCATGGGATAGCAGGGAGGCTAAAGAGTCCCCCGGAAGGATTGATGCTTTGGTATATGCTATCACTGATCTGATGGGAAAAGGGAGGGCTTCATTTGTACTTAGGTGAAAAAAATTTGATAAATAAAATAGTTCTATGTATTAATATCATAGAAATATCGTTTAAATTTGGAAAGAAGCTTATGGTATGGGTTTGATTGAGGCGTTAGGTAGAAGGCTTTTCAAGTCATATATAACTGATCTTCGCAGGTCGATTGGCAGCGAGGTCATCAGTGAGATGCTGAAGATGGTACGGGGCCGGGCTATATACCCGCCTGATAACGTTGAGACATACATCGACAAGGGTTATCTGTTTAACTCTGTTGTATATTCTATTGTTTCGTTTATCGCTCAGAAGGCGGGGGCTATCCCGTGGGGAGTGTACGAGATAAAGAACGACAAAGCCCTGCATTCTTACAAGTCAGCCAATTCATATAACATCAACACGAAGATCATCAAGACCAAAGCCCTTGTTGCGCTTCCGGACCATGAGCTTAACGCAATCTTTATGAAGCCTAACATCCTTCAGGGGTGGGCGGAGTTCATAGAGCAGGTGGTGGGTTTTAAACTTGTGACAGGGAACAGCTATATTCACATGATAGGGCCGACGGCGGGGCTGAATAAAGGTTCTATAAGAGAGATGTGGAACATCCCCTCACAGATTATCAGGCCCGTGGCCGGTGATCGTATGGAACCGGTAAGGGGCTATAAATACCTTGACTCAAATGAGATTATTTCACCGGAGTCAATGATTCACCTGAAGTACTGGACACCGGAATACTTCAATGGTCAGAATCTTGTCGGGCTATCTCCTCTCAGGGCTTCGCTTCGGCTTATCACAAAATCCAATTCATCTTTTGATTCAAGCGTGGGTGCTTTACAGAACCAGGGGGCTTTCGGTATAATATCAGCAGAGAAGGATACAGACCTGACAGAAGAACAGGCCGACATGATAGAGAGCCGTCTCATGGAGAAGGTGGGGGGACCGGCTAACAGGGGAAAGAACATTGTAACATCCGCTACTCTGAAATGGCAACAGATGGGTATGTCACCCGTGGACCTGAATATCATCGAGAGTGACAGGATGGATCTGAGGGCATTGTGTAATGTTTATCACGTTCCTTCAGAGTTGTTCAATGACGCTGCGAATAAGACCTACAGCAACACGAAAGAGGCGGGGAGTGCTGTATATACCAATGCTGTCTTACCGGCCTTAAATCAATTCAGGGATGCCTTAAACCAGTACATAAGCGGGAAGTATCCGGGGCTGTATTGTGACTATGATGCTTCAATGATCTCAGAGCTTCAGGATGATTTACAATTAATGACAACCGCTTTGGCAGGGGCATGGTGGCTTACACCCGAGGAGCGCAGGGATATTATGAACTTTCCGGCTGATGATACTAACCCACTTCTCAAAGACTATTGGATACCTGCCGGATTAGTTCCTATGTCTGCAAGTACTGTTACTGATCAGCAACTGGAAGAAGAAGAAAAGAAATTAGGACTGTGACAACTGCTACCTACATACGGAATAACAGGGCCACATGGAGGGCGATACAACGGAGGCGTGACTCGTATGAGAGCAAGTTCGCCTCCCTGTTCCGTATTACTCTAAACAGACAGTTCAGGGAATTAGCAGATAGGATAAACGAGCAGAATTACAACAGTAGGTTATTACTTGACACCATAACCCCGGATGCTATCGCAAAACGTTATGAACAGCTTTATACACTTGTCGGGGCTGACTTCGCACGTGAGCAGTACAATAGGCTTAAGGGCTTTGATCCTGACTTATTGACAAAGGAAGAAGATACCTGGTACAACTACCTGAGGCACTATGTCAAAAATCGCCTTTGGAAACGTATTGAAGCGGTTAACCAGACTTCAATAAACACGGCGGGAAGAATTATCAACGGAGTATTGGAGCAGTCAGTTACCGAGGGGTTAGGTGCTTATGAGACAGCGACAAGGATAAAAAAGGGACTTATTGAGGAAGGTATCAAATACAACCAATGGCGGGCTTTAAGGATTGCCCGTACTGAGATAATGACAGCTTCCAATGCGGGGAGTTTTGAGGGTGCGAAAGCTACGGGGGAAGCATTGCAGAAATATTGGATTCCCACTTATGATTCTCGGAGTCGGGATACTCATATGGCAGTAGAGGCGCAGAACCCGAAAATG